ACAGTTACTTAAGTAGTATATTTGGCTACACCTTTGACTACACGCAGTTCGTCAACATAACCAGTTGATGGAGAACTGCCAGTCCAGCTTGCTCCAACTCTCAATGGTCTTTCTGGATAATTGTTAGCATCTGTATAGGTAGTAGGTGTTACGGTTCCGTTAACAGCAAGTTTAGTTACTCCGCCGACTCTAAACAGTGCGATATGATTAAATGTACCTGCGGTACAGGCCGCACTTGATGTAATTCTATAGGCATTACTAACAAACAATCTAATGTTGCCAGCAGCGTTCATTTCAAGGTATACCGCTGTGTCGTTACTAGCTGTTCTACAGTCTAATAATACCTGCTGTATTCCTAGGGCAGTTGGTCTCCAGAAAAATTCAATAGTAAAATCACCAGTACCGTAACCAAAATCTGGTTGACTAGAATATGTGATAAAATCCCCAGTGCCGTCTAATACTAAACTTGCTGTGCCAAATTTTTTCTGTGCTGTGCTTAGTTTAGCGTCACCGCCTAATGATACTGTTTTGCCTATGCGATCTTCTGGAGTCTCCCATCCTAGACTCTTACCGTCAATATTATAAAAATCCCCGTCTATACTTTCAATAATACCACTAGCAAGTACTGTGGTTCCGTCTGTGTCATAATAACTTATAGTATCGCCTACTTGCCAAGTTCCTGTAGTATTTGAAATTTTTATTCGAGTCTTTCCATCGCCAGCAAACCCATCGTTGCTGCTGAATAAACTTATACCTTTGTTGGCATAATAAGTGAATGAATTTAACCATTCTACTCTAGCACCGTTGGTAGCCGATAGAGCATCTACGCCAGGAGTGATAAATGTTACAGAATGGAATAACATTGATGCTTCTCTAGATGTAGCAGTAGCATACGCACCGTCTACATAAGCACCTTTACCTGCGTCTGCTGATCCAAATCCCAAAGGATCGCCTACGCCAACTATAGTACCTTTGGTTAATACTGAAATGTTTCTTACATACGGTGATCTAGTTGTTACTTCAAAATCTGTAGCAAAACGGAAAGCATAACCGTTGTCTGGAAATACCCTGTTGCCACCATTACAGCTAAATGTTAAGTTGGAAAGGAAAACTCTATCTCCAAGGCTAGCAGTTCCGCCGGTGTGTGTTAGTACCAGGACGCCTGTAGTATGAGTATAAGTTGCTCCTGTAATGTTTCCGCTGCTGCTGTCAATAAATTCAATAGTTCCGCCGCTAACATAAGCATGAGCGAACGGTGAAGTTCCTACGTCTACTGTAGTTGTTCCGGGTGCTGCTGAAGTAACTGTAAAATAATTTCCGCCGCTATAAAAATCTGCTACAGTTAAATCTTCTACGGTTGTTTCTCCGTTCATTAAGAAACAGTCATTGTATTCTGTAGCAGTAGTTGGTACAATTCTTACGGAGCGTATACCTGTGCCTTTTACCGTAACTCCTACAGGAACTTCTAACGGAAATGCCTCTTCGTAAACTCCGGGATAAAGATATATGGTTGTTCCGGCAGGGGCTATGCTCAAGGCATATTTTAAAGTTCTTAAAGAATCGTTTGGATGTTCGCCTTCATGTGTATCGTTGCCGTTAACTGCTGACACATAAAGCATATTTCCGGGAAGTGCTGAAATATTAACACCGTCAATAATTAAATTCTGAGAAGTAATTATATCAGCGTATAAATTTCTAGTCCAAACATCGTACCAGCGTTTGCCGCCTGTAATCGGGTTTGATCCTATATTGTATGCTTCGTTAGCATCAGGAATTATGTTACTGTTAATTTCTGCGTTGAAAGTAATAGTATCAGTAGTAGCATCTCCTAATACAATATTACCGTCTGCGGTAATTGCTCCATCAACTTGTAGATCTCCAGCAACCTGTACTCCAGACTTGATGTCTATTATACCAGTACCACTTGGGCGTATTTCTAAATTAGCATTAGATTCATTAGTAGCTATGATATTATTAAAAATATCTATTGAATCTATGGAAAACTTACTGGTTCTTAGAGCAGAACCTTCTGGCAGATTAAAAGTTAAATCGCCGTCGTATGTTATCGTGTTTGGTGAAAATAAGAAGTCTCCAATTTGTGCCGTAGAGCCTGTGACTTCTAAATTTGTTGTGCGGGTCGTGCCGTTTACTTGAAGTTCGTGACTAGGAGTAGCAGTCTTTATGCCGATTCGCCTATTGTTAACATCAAGATAAAGTAGGTCGGTCTCAAAGGCCAGATCCACACCTTGGCGTAGAAGGTTAGCCTTTAAGAGCGGACCGCTAATTCGACCAAGCTGGCTCATTCGCTCTCCTTTTCACCCCGTGTTTCACGGTTAACCACCTTACATTGCGGGTTTACCACAGTTTAACCATACAAGGATTGGTCGTCCTTGTAATCAATAGTATTTATCGTTTGGGTAGATTAACCAAGTAGGATGGCGTAGATCTCATTTAGCTCTTGTATTTCTGCTAAAGTAGCGTTTGTTGATGTACCTGCTAGAGTAGAGTAAGCAATACCGTTAAAAACTTCAGGGGCACTAAGATCGGTATTGAATCGAATATCACCAACTTCGGGCATTGCTGGTCGACTATCAGAATCGCCGGTGGGTATTACTAGTGCTGTGGTTGTGTTAAATTTAATGTATCCAGATCCGGTATTTTGTAAAACCATATTTTCTGTAGGATCTGTATTAGTTAATGTAGTACCGGTAAACAGAATATCACCCATAACAACATTTAGGGTATCTGGTATGAATTTTGAAATAGTGGTTGAGGTATGTAGATATAGATCAGTCGACGATGCTCTTTGATAAATGCCTTCAGTGTATGATAAAGAACTAGGATAGTCAATGACAAAAGTCATTGTTGTAACATCCCAGGCTGTGCCTAGAGTATAGTTTCTTATAAATGTGTTTGATCCGTTGCTTATAATGGCCCAAAATGCTGTTCCGTCATCGTTAAACGCTTGTCCTTTAGCATAATATCCTGTAGGAAGTGAGAAAGTATATGTGGTTGGCCCAGTCATGCCAACTATTGTCCAAGCTGTCGCACAGGTGTATACCTGAAATGATACTTGACTTACCGCAGTGTTCCGATTTATTTCATAAAATTTTGTTCCGTCAGCATTGAACCAAGGTTGAGATAACGCAATTATTCCGATATTTACTTTATTGATATGGCTAGCCGTTGTTATATCCCAAGGGGTTGATAAACTATATTCAAAAACAAAAACATTAAGATTAAGAAATCCACCACCATTGCCCATAACCCAAAATTTTGTGCCATCGTATTTAAAATAAGGCCCTGTATTGTTTAACGTTCCCATACCGCCAACGGTTATAGCATTTAGATCTTGAATTGAAAAGGTTGTATGATCTCCAATTGACGAAATATCCCATGGTGTTGATAAGGGATAAGAAACCACATTGCGATTGTTATAAGAAAATGCCACAGTTCCGTCAGGTTTAAAAAATATTCCTCTTAGAGTTCTTGCGGTAGCCGGAGCACTTAACATTTGTCCGGACGAGTCTATACTGTAGACTATATCCCCATTAATGCCGCCCGGTGTTAAATTTATGTCACTGTTGCTGATGCTAGAAATAGTGTTACCACTGAATAGCAACGACCCTGTTAATAGTGCTGTAAGATTAACTGTAGAACTGTTAATACTCATCCTAGAAACATTGTTTACTCTAAAATCTAAAACATCAGTATCTAATGCTCTTACAGAAGTAGCACGATTTCTAGAAAAAATACCCCCGTAAGTTATAGCACCGTTGTTAGTCCAACCTTCAAATCTAGATACAGAGGTATTAAATCTTAATTCTCCTGTTAGACCGGTTAATTTATTGAGACTGGTCCCTGTAGGTAATTTAACAGCATCGGTCTTATCAAAGTCTACTATTCTGCCAGTAAACGGAACCACATTCAAATTAGCATTAGTATCTACCGTAGATATGATATTGTTTAAGATACTGGTTTTTTCTAATATAACTCTACCAGTGCCTGACCCTAATAGATGTAAATTACTGTTTGATAGTGTGGTCTCTATAAAATTATCTTTGATACGGATGTCGTCGTTAAACAATGTATCTGTGAGTATAGTTGTACCCGTAATGTTCCTAGAAAATATATCGCCAGCAACTGACAAATTCTGACTCAGTAAAGCAGAATCATTTAGCAAGATTTTAGCAGAGCCTTGGGCTCTAAGATCAATATTGCTGTTTGAGGTAGTAGTGGCAATTCTAAAATCAATAAAGTTATAATCTTCAAATAGAGCTTGACCGTTGGTTGTTAAATTACCGGTTAGATTATATTCCCCTGCTAGATTATATGCTCCAGTATGTTGTTTTGTTCCGGTTAATCCAAATATGCCATCAATAGCCGTAGCTGTAAAAGTAGAATTGCCAGTTAAGTTTAATTGTCCTGTAGCAATTTCTAGTGTAGGTTGTACAGTCACTCTTCCGGTACCGTGTGCAGCTAACTCTAGATCTGTGTTTGAAGTAATTGTTTCTATGTAATTGTTTTGGATTCTGATCTGATCAGTTTCATAGATATCGCTGGCTACGTCATTAGGGAATGTTATGTTCTGTACAGCTATGTAAGCGTCATTTACAGTGAGATCATTTTCTATAACTACATTAGCATTCGGTATTACAATATTGCCGATCCCGCCCGATGCTATTAATTCTAAATCTGAATTTGAACTAGTAGTAGCAACCGTATTTCCAGATATAATTACATCGCCGTTGGTAAACTGATCTGCTATCAAATCCCCTGTAATACTCACATCGCCAGTCTGGATAATGTTTCCAGTTTGGTTTAACTGTCCTACTAATACTAGATCTGTTATCTGAGTATTCAGTAATGTCGATGTTCCAGAAATGGTAAGGTTATTGTCAATTTCAAAATTGTCAGTGATATTAACTTGACCAGTACCGTTAGCACGTAATTCAAGATCAGCGTTAGATACTGTGGTTGTAATAAAATTTTCTTGTACAAGAATATCATCGACAAAAATTGATAATCCTGTCGCCTGCGTTCTAACAGTTAGATCATCAGAAATTAACTCGCCTTGTATTTCTAAATTGTTTTCAATTATTAGGTCGTCATTGAATACGACAAGTCTAGCTGGTTGTGCCAATAATTCAATATTTGTGTTAGATGATAATCTATTTCCTTCTATTCTTAGATTTTGATATTGGCCGGTTCCTGATACTGATAAAAATCCCTGTATTGTAGTAGCACCCGTAATATCAGCATTGCCTATTCTTACTAGATCGTTAGTGTGTGTTACCGTAGCTGATATGTTTAAATCTAATAAGTTGCTAGATCCCAAAACTGAAAGATATGTATCAGCAATTAAATCAGTGTCTACTATGTTTAATAATCCAACAGGGTCTAATACTAAATTAGTGTTTAAATTATTAGATTCTATCGCATTACCTGTGACGGTAACACCGTTTAAAATCATAGCAGACGATGTTACTTGATATGCTATAGATGCTAGATTAGTTGAAATTGTATTTTGTACTGATACATTATTGTCTACAAGAACATTTTCCTGTAACAAAACTTTTCCCAAACCTGCTGCTTGTAATAATAAATCATTATTAGCTAGTGTGGTTGATATTACGTTGCCTTGAATAGAGATATCTTCAAATTCTATGTAATTAACATTTAAATTATTAGATATAGCAAGATTGCCAGTAATTGCAGCGTTGCCGGATAATATGATCTCGCTAGTGCTGTTTATAGAATCAACTGTAATTGATTTTAAATTTGTTGTTCCGTTTACGGTTAAATCTTGATCTATTAGTAGACTATCAGTTTTTACTTTTCCTGTGCCGTCGGCATTTACTATTAAATCTTGTGCGGGTGTTTCTATTACGTTTCCGTATATTTTAACTCCCGCATCAAAAATATCTGATGTTATCTGAGAGAGTTGTACGTTAGACGAATTAATATTGTTGTATATTAAATTTTGATCTATTTGTACATCGTTAATAGGCACATAGATATTTCCAGTGCCGTTAGCACGTAATTCAAGATCTGAATTTGATTGTGCTGTAGATATTACATTACTATCAACAGATATGTCGCCAAAACTTAAACTAGGAACTGATAATGCGAGGTTGTTAGATAACTGATAATCGCCACTCACTGTTGTATTGCCTGTGAGTATTTGATTTCCAGTTTGTGTAAATGCTCCTAAGATATTTGTATCTTTGAGATTTAAAATATTAACAGCATCAAACCCTGTCTCTACTTGTAATGCGTCAAAGATAACTTTTCCTGTGCCTGCGGCATATAATTCTAAATCACTGTTACTAGATTTAGTATAAATTTTATTGTCGTCAAATACAATCTCACCAAAATCGGCTTTACCTAACCAGATAGAATTCCAAGTTAGTACTGACGAGCCTAATGAAGAAACATTAGGATATTTAGGAATAATATCACTATCAACCTCGCTGGCAAATGTTACAGTATCTATAGCACCAGCATTACCAATGTTGATAGTACCATCTATGCTAAGATTTCCTGTTAGATCTAGGTTACCTGCGATATTACTAGTTTGTAGTGTTTGCGGAGCTACCGCAGATTTAATGTTTAAGTCGCCTGTAGCAGTTGATAATAAATTACCCTGAAATATAACGTCACCGGTTTCAATTTTTTCAGCATTTAAAATTGTTATATCAGTGCCATCTGAGAAAATAATTTCATTAATACCGCTGACACTTTGTCCAATACCATTAAATGTTACAAGTCCGGTTTCTTGGTCTACAAAAAATGCTTCGCCTACACGGAAATTGCCATTATGGTCATCACTTTGCCAGTATATTCTAGCATTGTTTAGGGTAACAGTTTCATTGACTTGTATAACTGTAGTAGGATCATTTGTGACATTAGTACCTGTGCCAATGTAGGCAAAGTTATGATTAATCAGATACATCAATACACTGTCGCCGTCGCCCTCGGCACCAACGTTGCCATACACATTAGCAGAGCCAATACTCCTTAATTCTGCTCCATAGATTGTAGTAGATCCGTCTGAGCTTAATCTTCCTAGACTACCGTTAGTAGCATACAGACCTTTACTGGCAAAATATGTAAATGAATTTAACCACTCGACTCTAACACCGTTAGTCATGTATAGTCCAACAGAGTTAGGAACTATAAATGTCACAGAATGGAATAACATGCTGGCTGTTATTGACTGCGGCACTACAGCACTACCATCAACTAAAGCACCTCTACCAGCGGGTGCTGCGGCAGATCCTGTAGGAGATGAAAATATCGGAATACCAACACCGCCAACTAGTGATGTAGTTACATAAATTCTCCACTGATTAGTATTAATTGGGTCTTCAATTATATAATCAACAATGTATATTGTGCCTGCTACATTAATAGTCCACCCTGCTTCTACAGTAGTTTCAAAGTTAGCCGGTAAATTAGTTTTGAAATATGCTACCCATTTTTCACCAACTGAACTTCCTGAGGTATCCCAAATATCGTTTGTAATGATCTGTGTTGTTCCAACATCTGGATAGAAGCTAATAGGTTTAAGCTGACCGGCTGGATTAAAAGTTGTATCAACGGTCATTCTCCACTCTGTTGGAGATAAAGGTTCGGTGGCAATTGATATAACTGTGTAGAATAGAGGAGGATTAGGATACCTATCAATAACTGCGGTTTGACCTACTAGCGAATCTACAAGAGCTTGGCTGTAAAATGTTTTAGATAAAGTTACACTATCACTAGTCAATGACACGCCAGTGGGTGCTGGGCCAACTGTGATATTAGTAGGTGTTAATGTTCCGGTAACTTCTTGTGTTATAACAGTTATGTTTTGTACATATGGCGATCTTTCAGAAGCATCATATCCATCAGCAAATCTAAAACCGTACCCTTCGTTGGTTGTTTCGTTATAAAAGAAATCTCTTACTGTGAGATTTGAAACAGTTGATCCAGCATTAAGTAAAAAACAATCTTTAAACTCACTGCTAGAGTCTGGTTCAACAATTACAGTTCTAATGTCTGTACCGTTGACTGTAACACCGGCTGGCACTTCTAACGGAAATGTTTCTTGATATACTCCTGGATAGATAGTAACCGTGTCACCGTTGGTGGCAAAACTTAAAGCATGTTTGATAGTTCTAAATCCGCCGAGCTGATGAGTCCCGTCATTCCATATACCACTGTCTTCACCTAATGTACTAACGTAATATGAATTTCCCGGTCTAAGAGCTACGTTAGGATTAATATTAGCTACAGAAGTAATATCTTCAGTGATTAAGAATTCGCCGTTGATTAACTCAGTGTGTAATTCATTCCATTTTGTATCTGAAGAACCAATGCTATAAACTTCATTCAACGTAGGTATTAGGTCGCCTATTATTTCTGCGGTAAATGCTAAGGTGTCAAGGGTATTATTATCACCGAATGTAATATTGCTCTTTAATGTTAACCCGTCATTTCCTTCTATGTTTCCCGCAATCGTAGCATTTCCGTCAAGTAATACTATACCTGTACCGTGAGGCGATAGCTCTATATTTTCATTGCTAATAACGCCTTGAATATAGTTGTCATTGAAAATTAAACTGGGAGTTTCTAAAATGTCAGCAAACAAAGTGCCTGTGGCATTTATAGTTACATTGCCGGTATAGCTGGTTATAGTTCCAGTATCTCCGTCAAGGTAGAGATTAGTTAACTGTGCATCATTATCAACTATTAACCCTACAGTGGATATAGTTCCGTCAACTGTAAGTTCTCTAGGCATAGCATTGGTATTGATACCAAGCCTGCGTGAATTTACATCGAGATAGAGATTGTTATCTCCAAACTGATTTTCAAAGACAAGGTCCACTCCCAACCGTTCAAGGTTGGCCTTAAGCATTGGACCGGAAATTCTACCTAGATCTGCCAAAATACGCCCCTTATTTGATATTTATCGGAGCGATTGAGTGATTATTGATCGTACCCGAAATAAACAATAACTGGTTTTGTGTCAGGTACTGCTGAAAGAAATTTAATATGCCAACCTGGTTTAGCAATCTTTACATTGTATGTACTAGGCCCAGTTTCGCCCGTAACTGTAACGGTTGGAGTGCTAGCACCTGTGTAACCAGTTCCCGGATTTGTAATATTAATTTCTGTAATAGCACCAGTGCCGTCTGTAGTTCCTAACCCTGTTGCTGTTACACCCGTTACATCCGGAGCACTAAAAACTACAGGAATAGTTGTACTGCTTGGAGTTAAGCCTGTGCCGCCCGTAACTACTTCTACACCAACAACAATTCCGTCTGATTCTATTAAATCGAAGTTTGTACCCGAAACCTGAAATACGTTTTCTACAATGACTATCATGTTGTCAACGTAATCTAAAGGGTCGTGTCCTTGTTCTAACCCTGGAACATAGTCTAAAGGATCTCCGCTAATAGGAAACCATTTGCTGATATCTTCATTAGGTTGTAAAACTGCATCCCAGTTGCCTACTCCAAGTTCTTCTTTACGCACCCGGGCTGGTCCTGACATTCTTAATGGATACCACTGTCCTTCGTAATACATTTCAAATCCTACTGGTCTAGTAGGATCCCAATAAACAGCAGTATCAGCGATCTCGTGGCCGCTGTTGGCATCTGTGTTATAGCGTATCATACCTTCTGTGGGGTAGTACGGTCTAAATATCTGTTCTCCAGTGGGCATTTTGATACTGCTTTTAGATTCAATATTAACTTGGTTGGTAGGATATTGAATGATAAAAGTTTTATCATTTGGAGTATACTTAGAAAGATTTTGACTTTTAAGATATTTCATACAGGTAGTACACTCACCGTAGCAACAACTTTGCTGTTTTCAGAAGCACGGGCACGTATACTGTCGCCGGCACCTAACACAACTCTTTCAGTATCAAAGAATACTGTTTCCCCTGCTGGGATTCTTAAAGATTTAATAATAGCATTTACCAACGGATCGGCAGCAGCTCCGGACTTTACAAGATACACATCAATATTAGTATCTCCTCCTGCGGCACCGGTACTTAATGCTAGGGTCGAGTCGTCTGGATCAGCAACGTTACAGAATATCATAGTTGTTACAGCACTTTGAGAATTTAAATCTCCTGGGGTGCCCGGTGCTGTAAAAATTGTTTCAATGTCAACTGTTAATAATTTATTTTCTATCATGTTTGATCCTTAAAAAAGCATACTCATTACAAGAGCTTTTTGTTTACTTATTAGTTCATTTTTAACAGGGTATGTTAAAAGATTAGCAGGAGTGTTTTCTGCCGCTGGGTTATTAGTTACCCATTGATCCCAACTTAGACTTTGTTTTAGATTATTAAAATATAGTCCAGTGCCACCGGGCGTTGGTCTTACTAATACATCGTCGTTGGGATTTCCGTATACTACTGTTGATCCTGCTACATAATTTAAAGCTACTGTAGGTGTAGCCTGTGCTTCAAACTGAATACCTCTGTTAATTTCAACTTTACCACTGCCTAATGTTGTAAGTTTAATATTAGTGTCAGTAATTATGTTAGCAATTTCATTATCTTCAATTTCAAAATCTTGTATCTTAACTCTATTTTCGTAGAACGTTGAAGATAAAACACCGTCTACCACAACACGAACTTGACTTTCTGTCAGTGATGGGTTAGCACCAGCACTAAATGTAATTAACGGAACATAATCGTACTCACCAGGATCATTGACTGTAATAGATGATATGGCTCTGTAACTGGGCGAAAACACATCTAAGTCTACTGCGGCTATTGCTGAAGCAGTAAGTACGCCTGCTCCTAGGTCAGTTCCTGGTTGAAAATTAACTGTAACTGTTTCGTAATCGTTACCAGAATTAGTAATTTCAACTTCTTCTACACCCCATACTACATCAAACTTAGCTCCAAACCCTAAACCGTTGGTACTAGTTGATATGTTATAGATAGATGGCGGGATTCCAGCAAACAGTCCGCCATCTATAACGGTAAACGTTAATATTCCGCCGCTAACATCAACAGAATCAACACGGATTTTTCCGTCTCTACGAGTCGATCCGCCTACTAATAATAATTCATCATTAACTGAGTAATTAGCACCCGGTACTGTTATTTGTGCTAATTGAATAGACATTATAGAGATAGCACTAGCACCACCGTCAATGTCTTGAACTATTACATAAGTATCATCTCTTTTAATTTCGTTGTCTGGCTGTCTATTTAAAATAGCTACATCAACGTATTTCTTATTAGGTACATCATCGTCTTGCGTAACTTGATTTTCGTAGTTAGTTGTTCCAGCAACAGAAATTACGCCTAATCCAGAACCAATAACAGTAAGATCGCCATTGTCTATAAAAGGATTAGTTAAAATTCTTCTTACTTTTAAATTACTATCAGTGTACGATGATAGGCCTCCAGCAACAGTTACAATTTCCCAAGTACCTGCCGCCTCATCATACCAAAATGTTGGAAACGGGTTTCTAGTAGAATCGTCGCTGAAACCTCGATCAATTTGTATACCGGCATAACCTTCAGTAACACCATCACCCGTTTCACCTTTGTTTAAGGTGATGATGTTATCTTCAATATCTAAATTTGTCACATTTACAGTTACATAGTCGCCTTCAACTCGTAAATTTCCAGTGACTAAGACTTCATTGGTGTCAAGAGTTATCCTGCCATCAATCTGCGTTTTTATTTTATAATCGCAATTAGTCTGTAAAACCTGTGCCATGACGTATCCTAGATTAGATAGCGGTTAGTTGGATATAATCGCTAGTAGAATCGTTAACTAAAATCCAAGTATAACGATTATTACTAAAATCAGTAGCTACACGTTTTGTGATCTTAGCAATTGGAGTTGGAGCAGCAGCGTTACCGCCAATGTATCCGTTTAATCTCATCTCGCCATTACTGTCAGGAATAGCAGACTGTAGTACGCATGGTCCTAAAATAGTGCCAGCTTGATTTTTTAGAACAAAAGTTTTAGCACCGCGTTGTTTGTAAATGTATGCGTAATTTGTTGAAGCATTGTACGTAGCATCAGTGTAAGCTGTGCCGCCTGCGTAGGCTTCAACTCTTACACCTGTGTTAGTAGTTGCTGGGGTACCGATGGCGTCTGTGCCAAGTACATCTTTTCTTAATGGACGTCCCATTTGTTTCTCCTTAATTTGACGTTCTAGGTCTACGCTGCGGGTTACAGCATAAGTTACTCTGCGAGTACGCTCTAGATACTTTATTTATCCGCGGCTGAGTAAGGACATGAGTTCCATTTTTTCAGCTATAGCAATAATTCTATTAATTTCATCTAGTTCTTTCTGTGCTATTTCTAGATATTTTTTGCTTTTTGTTTGTCTATAATGAACACCAGCAATTGAAAAATTTTGTATATGCCGCTCTATTATATTTTCAATTTGATTAACATCATGATTAAACATAGAAAACTTTTTTCGCCAAATCTCTATTTGACGTCTAAGTTCTGGAAAATCTTGATCTGACTCAACCTTCATGACGATATTTAAGTCAAACAAAAAGGCTCCGAAGAGCCTTTTTGAAACATATAAAATGTTTTTACTAGATTAGCTAAATTTAACGCTAGCGTAGTTGGTAGAAATATCAACTTTACCTAGGTAATCAGCTGCGTTACCTAGAGAAGAAGCTGCATTTGTTAACTCAACATAACCATAACGTGTCATGAAGCTTACGACTGGTTCAAATGTTGCTGGATCAAGTACAACACCGCTTGACATCAATGGGATGTATGGGCAGTAGAATGCTGGAGCATCAGATTCGCTAGAACCTTTGTATCCGATCAACACATCTGTGTTGTCAGTTGCGTATGCGTCAACATACACTTTCATAGCACTGTTCAATGTACCAACAAACTTGGTGTTTGTAGGTGCTTCGAATGTACCTTCTGTTGTTCTTGCGAACGCAGAAGTTGTAGCACTTTGAAGAATTGTTAGTGCAAATGGGCTAACAACTGCGTAGTTACCAGCACCACGACGTGTACGCTGAGCGATCAAGTTAGCAACACGGTTGATTTGAACAGCTAAAGCAGCGTGTTCGTCACCAACGAATGTAGCAGTACCTGAAACGGCAGCTTGGTTATAAGTCTCAACTGCTGTACCAGCTAAGGTACGTAGTGAGCCAAGAACCTCTTGGTCAATTTCAGCTGTAATTTCTTGAGCTAAAGCAGCCATAATTTCTGCTTCGATGTCAATGCCTTGTTGGGCTTGTGCATCTTGAGCAGCTTCAAACGTCCAGCGAGCAGACAATTTACGTGTCTTAGCTTCAACTGTTTGTTTCAAGATTTGGATGCTCATCTTACGACCAGCCACACCTTCTAGGCTAGCAGTAGAAGCAGCTTTACCAGCAGGATCAGTACCAGTACCGGAGTAGCTAGTAGCGATCTTGAATGGGCTTAGAGCCTCTTCACCAGCTGATACGTTATCGTTAGCATCGCTGTAACGAACACGTAGAGTGTGAATTTGACCAACTGGACCAGTCATTGGTTGTACACCAACGAGTTCATTAGCGATGACTGTAGGCATCACACGTCTGATCACTGGAAGGATCACACGATTTAGGGTTGCAACGTTACCGGCAGAAGTAGCACCAGCAGTGGCACTCTCCGACAAATACTTGCGGGTATTTTCAAGAGTAGTGGCCATTACTGAACGACGAGTTCCTTGTAGGCCTTCTAGAAGTGCCTCTTTGGTTTCCTGCCAGCGTGACTCGAGTAGTTCTGACATATTAGTTCTCCTTAAACTTTAAGTCCCGCGAGCTTGCGGATATGTATAATATCAGCAGTATTTTCCTGACTGCTGATTTGAGTTGCCTCTTTATTGCCTGTCACTTCCTTGCCTTCTGTTAGTGCCTTCTTTTTAGGAGCCTCGCCGGCCATAACGGCTGGGAGATATTTGTCAAATGCCGTATTCAACTTTTCAGTCTGTACAGACTCAAGAAGTTGACTCATAACTGTTTTCTTATCTCCAGTTAACGGATTTAACAATTCGCTCATGATCTTTTCACGCTGAGCCATGCCTTTTACAACACGGATTTCGCGATCCTTAGATTCTACGATCTGTTCCTTTTCTTGAATTGCCTTAACGGCTTCTTCAAGTTCTGCTTCTTTTTGCTCAACTACTTTTAATAGTTTAGCAGTTTCGCTTTTCTCATTGAGATGGCTCGAAGCATATTCGCTTGCGAAGCTTTCAAAAATTCTGCGACCAAAATCATTCTTACGAGCAGCTTCGATGTCTTCTTTAAGTTGTGTCATTTCTGCTGTTAACTTAGTGATAACAACGTTCTCGACTAGCTTAGAAGCCTTAGCAATAAATTCTGTTTTGACAGCATTGAATTTTTCTTTGCTCTCACGTACAAGTTTAACCTTGGTATCAACAAGGTCTTTCTTATCAGTGTGGAACTCAGAAATTTCTTTAGCTAGAGCATTTACAATGAAACTCTCTAATTTAGAAACATTCTCTGCTACAGATTTACGATCTTCGTGTAGTTCTTTTAATTCTGCCGCTAATTGACGTAGAACAAATTCCTTCATTTTCTCGGAATCGTCTTTCATCTTTTTAGCATATTTGGTTTTAGCTTCGATAAGTTGATTACGATCTTCGGCAAGCTCAGCAAGCTCAGCTTGTAGACGATCACCAACCATTTTATCAACGGCTTCTACCATGGCAGTTTTATCATGTTCGTATTTTTCTGCGAATTCTTCACGAAGTTCTGCTGTCATTTGATCACGGGTTTCTTGAATTCTGCTGTTCCAAGCGGATTCAATTTCCGATTTGATTTCTTCGGAAATCACATTGTTTTCAAATAATTGCTTAACGATGTCTAGCATGTGATTCTCCTACTGTTATTTGAGTCCTGAAATAATCTTTTTCAGGCTCTCTGCTATGTATTGCTGTGCCTTTGGATCGCCTTGTACTTCCCTTGCTATTTTAAATGCCTTGTAACCACCTGCTTGATTCATCAAGTGTTCATAAACTGGTGTTGGATAAGCACCAGGAGCTGAAGGTTGAGCAACAACGTCAACGGTAATAATTTCAAAACCTTTGACTTTGCCGTCTCCATCAACATCACCGGAACCCCTCGAACTTACGCCTAATTTTACTCCGCTCTCCAACATGGTTTGAATTAATTGTCCCATAGGAGTAGGAAGTAGTTTTAATTTTCCGTAACCATTTGGACCGTCCATCCACATTTTTGTAATCATGTGACTGACACGGTCTAGGTTGATACGTAGGTCTTCGGGGTGATCTACTTCTCCGAGAACTGAATAACCGCCCGCAATTTGATCATTGACAGTTTTGACAGCCCTAGCGATTTCAGAGGAGGGGTAAACTCTCTGATTTTGGTTTCTAATATCGCCTTGGATACAGATACCATTCAGATGTAGAGTTTTACCGCCCTTATCATCTTCGGTACTTTCAAGGACCAGCTGTGCTTGGTCGAAACTCAGATTTTCTCTTAGATAGTTTTTCACCTAGATCGTTCCGATTATCTGCTACCGCGGATGATTGATGTAGCATCTACACCACTTTCAGCAGTACCTTTCTTTTCAGCTCCATGTCCTTGGCTATTCTTGCTATAGAATGCTTTGGCGTTGGTGCCTCCAACTACGTTAACATTACCGGTATTCATATCTTGTGGCTTTTGCTTTGTTAGGCCGTTACCCTTAATGGTACCGCCAGCTCCAGCGTAAGATGGGCTATCTTCTTTGCTAGAAAGAATGTTAGCAGTTGTACCGCCCATGTCGTTTTTACCTGCTACTGATGACTTTGTATTGTCAGCTTTTTCAGCAGCACCTTTCTTTTCAGCACCGTGACCTGCTGGAACTTTCTCAACATATTCACGTACTGTTTCTAGATCAAATTCATCTTTCATCATGCCTGGCATGTTGTCCATGTCCATGTCGCTTGGACCGCCCATGTTATCAGCATCTGGCTCAGCATGGTCACCGCCGGCATATTTTGCGAAAGCAGCTTCTAGTTCGTCAACGATGTCTTTTAGATCGCCTTTAGTAGCTGGCTCATCGTCCTCGCCTTCTTCTTCACCTTCTTCGCCACCAAACTCTTCTTCGTCTTCTTCACCTTCACCCGGTGCTGCGATGTCTGTTTCGAGGTCGCCAGTTTCATCATCGCCTTCTGCGGTGATGTCTTCAAAATTTTCGTCTAGATCGTCTTCGTTTGTTTCGTCTAGATCTTCGTCTGCTGTTTCGTCTAGATCTTCATCTTTGACTTCTTCGTCGATTTCAGAATCGATAAGATTTTCATAAATTTCACGGGATTTACCAACTACGTACTCGTGAAACATTTCTTCTGCTTTTTGTTGTTCGTTGTTCAGCAAGTGTTCTAACACTGCTGCGATTTGATTTTTATCTGCCATGATTTTTCCTCCAAAATGGTTAGGCTGTCAAGTTATATTTAACTATTAATATAAAGATCGGGATTAAATGGTACTTTTTTGATGAATTTTGATCATTTAAATATCGCCTTATGTAGATCTTTTTTCAATTCATCATAAGTTACGTGACTGAAATTTTCTGTTATACCTGCTAGTATAGGAGGTATAAAATCTTTTTTATCTTCTACTATTCGATAGTATTTAATTTTTCTAAACTCTCTTATGACTTTTTCGGTCTGATTTACCCAATTTCCAAAATAAGTTGCTGGTTCGTAGCTGCGTCTATAGTTAGGAGTGTCGGCATATACATTGTTTAATTTGCCTTCAGATCCTTGGAAATCAAAACCAGAAATATAAATTTCATCATAGCCATGTGTACTAGCTAACCACAATGCTGTAGGTCCAGAACTCCATCCTTTGTGCGGATTAAAGAACTGAAATCCTTCTAATTTTAATACATTTTTGTTAGGGTTAGTCCACACCTGTTTGCCAAATTGCCAACGAGAATTGGCAATTTCTCTTACCATTTTCTCATCTACTGCTATAAGAAAATCCGGCTCATACTCTCTATAAAGAGCGTTACACCCGTAGATTTTTCCGTATTTTTTTAGTTCTGGAAGGTTGAGTCGCAGCCTACTACGGCCGTTGCCTAGCACAAATGCGACACGTTTAGGCTGGTTGTTCTTCTGCGTTTGGTGGCTGTCCATACATCTGCTGTATAAATTCTAGTTCCGCAGCCTGCTCAAACTCATGTGCTTCACTTTGTTTTCTTAATTGATTAATTTGTCGTAGAGTAAGAGACATTTTTCGTGTGTCATCTTTGTCAAGGACAGACTTGTCACGCTGATTTTCGTAGCGTTTGTCGTCTACGTACTCAGCTTGTTTATCGTTAAAATAGAAAAATTCTAGAAGCTTCATTCTAATATTTATTAGATTGCCGTCGGAGTTGTCGGCGTTGCTGCAGCTGTGTCCCCACCTTCTGGGGCTGGATTTTCAGCTTGAGCGGCTAAATCATCTGGTGCTTCTTGATCTTGTGCCTCCATATCTGCTGATATTCCACCGGGTGTTACACCTACTGATCTCATTTCGCTTGCTGCATTCATTGCGGCTGATACCAGCGTTC